TCAGCGAAGTTAATGCGAGTATTGACACAAACCCAGAAAATTTGTGCAATACTAAAGCAGGCGAAGAAAACACAGAACCACAGCCACCGGAGGAAGTCGAAATGTCAGAACAAGCCGCACCTGAAGTTATTGAGGCATCAGCACCAATTTTTGCAACAGCAAAACGTCAATTTGACTTGCCTACACCTGGCGAATATCTCGCAGCCATGCACATTGGCGGCACTACTTTTGAGAACGTTTCTGCTGCAGCTCGTAACTACATGTTGAGCAAGCAGTCAGCATTCCAGTTTGCTGCTGGCGATGTTTTGACCACGGACACCCCAGGCCTCCTGCCTGTGCCAGTGCTCGGCCCTGTGTTCGCGAACCTGAACCAAGCCATTAGGCCTGTGGTCGCAGCTGTGGGCGCTCGCGCTTATCCTGATGGCGGCCAGTCAAAAACTTTTATCCGCCCAACTTGGACTACCCACACAAGCGTTGCTACACAGTCAACTGAACTTAGCGGCGTGTCTGCTACTACCCCAGTTATTGCCTCCAACGTAATCAGCAAAACAACTTTGGCCGGGCAAGTCACCCTCTCCGTTCAGGATGTTGACTTCACATCGCCTGGCTCGATGGACATCATCATTAACGACCTCATGGGCCAGTACATGTTGGCCAGCGACAACCTCGCAGCTGACGGCTTAGTAGCCGGCGCAACTGCCTCAGGCGCAACATGGACAGTCACGGCAAACGACCCCAGCAGCCTCATCAGCGCTATCTATACCGCTGCATATAACATTTTGCTTAACACAAACTTTTTGCCAGACCACATTTTTGTTGCACCTGGCGTATGGCAAGCATTGGGCGCGCAGCTTGATGCAGACAAACGCCCAGTGTTCCCATACGTCGGCGCTGCTGGTTTAATGGGCGTAAACGGCATGGGCGCTGCAAACGTCACTGTGGCAAACACGTTTAACCCATTTGGCTTGAACCTTGTTGCAGACCGCAACTTTGCGGCTGGCACAATGGTTGTTGCGCGCGGCGCTGCTATCGAATTTTATGAAAGCATCAGGGGCCTCCTCACGCGTGATGAGCCTGCAACATTGGGCAAGGTCATGTCGTATCATGGCTATGCAAGCCTTTTTGTTGCTGACGCTCAGCAAGTACAAAAAATTGCACTCGCCTAAATAGAAAGGCGGCGCAGCTGTGGCTGTCTACAAAACACAAGGCAAACAACTGCTGGATAACTACGCAGTTGTACAAACCCTCGAACCTACAGAAATTGTTGTAGGTCAGCAGGTAACTATTGGCAGCCTTGGCGCGCCATTTAACGGCACGTTTACTGTGCTTGACATCCCGCTGTACGAGTACATCGGCGTTGACGGCGAGTCAGGCGCGCTCATGTTCAATGCGAACGTGCCTAGAGAAAACCAAGTGTTGTTTGCTTGCACTGGCGATGACGTCCAATACACCGTTATTTACACCGGCACCGTTACTTATACCCAGAGTTGCACCTGGATTACAGCCGCGCAGCTAGAAACCTATTTGGGCGTAGATATTGCCGACCCCTCAGACGATTACACTCTGCTTAACCAGGCTCGAAACGCTGGCAACGATTTTGCCTATCGTCGTAGGCAGGAGTCAGGCTATGCAGACTCATTGACTACTTCACCTGGGCACGACGTTACTTTGGGCACGCTTATGTATTCAGCGGCTTTGTGGCGTAGTCGAGGCAGTACGCAAGACACTTTTGCGACCTTTGACGGCATGGGCCAAGCAAACGTTAATGCCATGACTCCAGTTATTAAGCAGCTGCTAGGCATTGACCGCCCACAGGTCGCCTGATGGCTTACACAGACCTGTTTAACGAGGCAATCGCTGACGTTACAGCCACACTGCAAGCCGTTACAGGCCTGCGCGTCGTAAATGACGCCACAAAAATTGTGCCTAATTGTGTGTTTCTTGACGCGCCGAGTTTTGAGACCATCGCTGGCAAGGGCAACATTGTGCGCATGACATTCCAAGTCAAGGTAATCGGCACAGGCCCAGCAGGCCTGCCGGTACTGCAGAAACTGTTGAGCATTGCGGCCAGCGTGCTAGCTAGCCCAATTATTGTCATGTCAGGCCAGCCAGGGGCAGTTGAAATGGGCGGGGCGACCTACCCGTGTTACAACTTGCAAATGGCTTTACAAGCACAGACAGCATAAAAGTGCTACTCTCTATTCATATCGAAGTGTTACCACGGGAGACAAAATGGCAACTTCAACATATCTAACAAACCCGACAGTAAACCTTGCGCCCACAACTGGCGGCGCAGCTGTTGATTTAACCGACCAGTGCCGTAGCGCAACCATTACTCTTGGCGTTGACAGCTTAGAGTCAACAGCATTCGGCGATACTGGCCACCGTTTCGTGCCTGGTTTGCAGACTGTAGAAGTAGAGCTTGAAATGTACCTGTCTTACGGCGCTGGAGAAGTTGAAGCAACTTTGTCAGCAAACTTAGGTACCGGCACAACACAACTTGTCATTAGCCCGTCTGGAACTACAGAGAGCTCTTCTAACCCTGAGTACACAATTATTAACATGCAGCTTGTCAACTTCACGCCCATCGCTGGCACTGTAGGCGAACTCAGCATGGTAACCGCGTCGTTTGTAGGCGGAACCTACACGCGCGATATCACATCACCATAAACAACCCGACGCAAGGCGGCAGACATGCAAATAACATTAAAACTTGATACTGGCGACGGCCCGCACCAGGTCACAACAAACCTTTGGTGCGCTGTGCAATGGGAACGTAAATATAAGCGCAAAATGTCAGACCTAGCGCAAGGCATCGGCGCTGAGGATTTGGCTTATCTAGCCTGGGAGGCCAGCAAAATACACGGCATTATGGTGCCAGTTGTCTTTGACGATTTTATTAAAAAACTTGTTGCAATGCCTGAAGTTGTAGAGCAGGAAGACTCAAACCCTACACAAGCGGCCACAGACTAGCTCTTTGTCATTTATTGATAGAGACAGGTTTTTGGCCGCCAAACATAGAGTTTTTAACGTCTGACCTGAACACTTGCATTAGTATTATGAACAAGGCAAGGCGCAAGGCATGACAGCAACAGTTGACACACAACTCGTAGGCATTCGAGAGGCTGTGGCTGCGCTGAACAAAATTGAGCCTGGGCTACGCAAGCAGTTTGCAGCAGAGTTGAATCAGATAGCCCAGCCGGCCATACAAGCTGCACAGTCGCGCTACACATCGCTAGGCGTGCCGTTGTCTGGCATGTCTCAGCCGTGGACTAACAATGGCCGTAAACTGTTCCCATACGACCCTAAAAAGGCGTCTAAGGGCGTCAAAGTCAAATTAGACACAAGGCGCAATAGCAACGGCGTTATCGTCATACAGCAGACCGACGCGGCCACTGGCATATTTGAGACCGCAGGCCGTCGCACTAGCAACAACTTTGCAACCAACTTGGGCAACACGCCGCAGCAGGGCCGCACACGCCTTTTTGGGCCAGCCGTCTATAGCCAGATACGTGCTATCACAACCGAAATTGAGCGCGCAGCGTTGCGCGTCATTAACCGTGTCAATAGGGATTTGCAATGATTTCAATTCCAATCGTCAGCCAGTTTGACAGCAAGGGCATTAAGAGTGCCATTAAAGAATTTAAGCAGCTGGAGACTGTCGGGCAAAAAGCCCAATTTGCGATAAAAAAGGCTGCTGTACCCGCCGCAGCAGCACTAGGCGCTGTGACTGCCATTATTGGCGACAGCGTAAAAGCCGCAATAGAAGACGAGGCCGCACAGGCAAGCCTTGCTCGACAAATTAAAGCAAGCTCTAAAGCAACCGATGCACAAGTGCAATCTGTCGAGTCTTACATTTCGAGCCTGGCTAAGAGCGCGGCGATTAGCGATGATGAGGCGCGGCCAGCGTTTCAAAAGTTAATCGTTGCCACTAAAGACGTTGCTAAAGCAACAGAGTTAATGAACTTGGCCACTGACGTAGCCGCGGCGACAGGCAAGCCGCTGGTTGACGTCAGCGAGGCATTGTCAAAAGGCTATGCGGGGAACATGAAAGCGTTAGGAGCGCTCAGCCCAGAGATCAAGGCCATGATTAAAGACGGCGCCAGCCTTGCTGAAGTGCAGGCCGTATTAACCAAAAACTTTGGTGGCGCTGGCGAGGCTGCAGCAAACACAGCTGCAGGCGGCATGAAAAAGTTAGGCATTGCGTTTGCGGAAACTAAAGAATCGATAGGCGCGGCGTTTTTGCCAATTATGTTAAAACTGCAACCAGTGCTTGAAAAGTTCGCTAACTGGGCACAAGAAAACCCAGATCTGTTAGCAGCTGTTATTGCCGGCATGGGCATTTTGGCCGTGTCAATTCTTGCTGTAAACGCGGCCATGATGCTCAACCCTGCTGTAGCAATTACTGCCGGCATAATTGCTTTAGGCGCGGCCATTGTCGTTGCCTACAAAAAATTTGAGGGGTTCAGAGAAGTAGTGCGCACCGTGGTTAACTTTGTTGCCGCGTATGTTGAGGGCATGGCAAACGGCTTTATTAAGGCAATTAACATCGTTATTGCTGGGATAAACTTGTTAAAGCCAGGCAAAGACATTAAAGCATTGCAGGAAATATCTATAGGCCGTATGTCTGAGCCAGTAGCGCCAGCCGACTTGGGCAGGAATGGCAGCGCAAACGCTGTAGAAAACAACATGTCAATTAACGTTTACGGCGGCGACCCAAACCAAGTCGTCGAGGCTTTGCGCTCATACATGCGACAAAACGGCAGTGTGCCAATCAAGGTAAGCAACATCTTCTAATGGCAATAATTCAATACCAGGTAGAAGTAGGCGCAACTTATGCAACGCTTACAACTGTTGTTGACAACGTGCAAAACGTGTCTTTGACCTATGGCCGGCAAAAGCCTTTAGACGCTTACAGCGCCAACACAGCAAACGTGGTTTTGCGTTACCCGACCGGCTACACAACCCCCAATGCTTTATTTGTTACAGGTACATGGATACGCATTTCTGTAAGGCGCGGCACGTCTGGCACATTTCGCCAACTTTTTGTTGGTCGTATAACTGACGCAATGGTGCAGTACGGCATACCGTTTAGCGGCGGCGTAGGCAACGCAGACTTTGTTACTTTGACCTGTGAGGGAAACTTTGCAGAATTTGGTCGAGTGCAAGGCAACAGTTACGCAATGACAGCCGGCACTTTGAGCGCGCAGGCAGGCCAGTGCGCAACACAAACAGGCCTAAATATCAGCACCACCAGCGCATTTGGTGGAACCCAGGCATTCCCAGCCACGACCATTAGCAGCACCTGGGGCGACTGGGTAAACAGGGCCGTACTGACAATGAACGGCAAACTCATTGACATCAGCGACGGCATTTTAATGGTCAACGCATACCGCAAAATTGCTGGTTTCTACGGCAATTTCAGCGACACCACGAACGACGCCAGCAACCATATTTTTGAGCAAATATCGTTTAGCAGCTTGGCAGACAGTTTTTATACACAGGTAACTGTTGACCCAGAGTCTTTTGCAGCTCAAACAGTTGAAACAGGCGTAGCGCCTTTTCGCACCTATTTGGTCAACACTTTAAACAACTCGACAAGCCAAGCAACCGACTTTGCTAATTACCTGCTATCTACTTACAAGACAGCAACGCAACGCATTTTGAGCGTGACCTGCAGTCTTAACGCCCAGAACGCCGACATTCCGTCTTATGGCATGGATCAGATCGGCTCAACTGTAACCGTGACGTTTCGAGGCACCGTGTTTAACTGTCTGCTGGAGGGCGCAACGTTTAGCGGCAACCCGTCGCAGGCCAGCGCCACTTTTTATTTGAGCGCGCAAGACCTCAACAACTATCTAACATTGGATGATGCCGTTTATGGCAAACTAGACGAAAACAAACTGGGGTACTAATGGCATCACCAAATACGGCGTTTACGACTGGCCAAGTATTGACCAGCGCCCAAGCAAACAATTTTCCTTTTGGGAGAGTTGCCGCGCCAATCAACATTACTAGCAACCAAGGTTCACTTACAGGCACACAAGTCGATATAACGGGGGCAACA